AGGTAGCCATTCCTTTTGTCGCCACTGTCCTGTTACCTGTAGCACCATTGGCAAGCTGAAAGGTAACACCAGCACCAGAGATCGTAAGGTTTCCAGAGTTGTTATTAACGACAAGGATCGTTGTACCTACATCAATCGCCGTAGTTGCGTTTGTGTTTACCGTAAGGGTTGCTGTAGAGCCACCAGTGAAGTAAATATGCTTACCTGCATCGCTTGCAGCCACAGTCGTATTCGTGCTCTGTGGAGCGCCGATATAACCAACCTTGTTAGTACCATCTACCGTACAGTTAGATAAGTTACCCGATGTAGGTGTTCCTAAGATCGGAGTTACTAAGGTAGGTGTATTAGCAAAGACATTAGCACCTGTACCTGTCTCATCCGTAAGCGCTGCTGCTAAGTTTGCAGACGATGGCGTGGCTAGGAAGGTAGCTACGTTAGCTGCAAGACCAGATATACCTGTACTTACTGGTAAGCCTGTACAGTTTGTGAGCGTACCTGACGATGGTGTACCTAACGCACCGCCAGAGGTTAGTCCTGTAGCAAAGGTTAAGTTGCCTGAACCATCAGTCTGTAGAAACTGATTAGGACTACCGTCTGTGCCAGGAAGCGTAAAGGTTGTGTTGCTGCTGGTATTGGCAGATTGGACGGTTGTTGTCCCTGTCCCAGAAGCGTTACCCTGAATTTTAAGTTTAGACATAAGTTACCCCAAAACCATCCACGATTGACCATCTGGAACCGTCACAGCATAACCTGCCGCGACCGTGACAGGACTGACAGACAGTCCGTTTGTGTTGCTCGTAAGTGTGACATTGCTCGAAATCAAGATTTGCGATTCTAGGATTGGCCCACCAGCACCGCCACCTGTAGCCGACAGCGTACCAGCCGACAAACTAAGGCCAGAACCTACCGTGACGTTGCTAAACCCGCCCGTACCGTTATTGGCTAAAAGCTCTGTATTCGCACCCGTAGGAGCAGGAGCAGCACCTAACGTATTGTAGGAAAGTGTGACTGCTGTAGAACCGTCAAATGTCGTTCCTGACGCTGCGCCAGAACCAGAGTTATTAAGGGTTAAAGCATTGGTTGTTGTGCCACCTCCACCGGCAGGAGTAGCCCATGTCCCATCACCTCTCCAGAATGTCGAGGAAGATGCGCCCGTTCCTGAGTTCAGATTCGTAACCGGAAGGTTTCCTGTTACACCTGTCGATAAAGGCAATCCCGTGGCGTTAGTGAGCGTTCCAGACGAAGGTGTACCTAATGCACCACCGTTAACGACAAACGCGCCAGAAGAGCCTACATTGACTCCTAAAGCGGTAACGACACCTGTTCCTGTTGTGGCTGAGGTAATCCCAACGCCAGAACCACCGCCAACAAGAATCGCGTTTGTGAGTAGCGTTCCTGCCTGCGTCACCATGCCGCTTACGGTATTAGTCTGGACTCCTAATGCCGTAACAACACCTGTGCCTGTAGACAGGTTTACAAACCCGCCTGTTCCATTTGAAGCCAGGATTTGATTAAGCACACCCGTTGTAGCAGGAGATGCGCCAATCGTGTTGTAACTAATGGTTCGTGCTACCGATCCATCGAAGGTCGTTCCTGAAGCAGCGCCGGAGCCTGAGTTGTTGAACGTAACCGCATTGGTAGTCGTTCCACCACCGCCAGACGCAGCAGCCCAAACAAACCCCGTTCCATTCCAAGAGAGGTAAGTCGAGCTAACCGTTGGGCCTGCAATAAAGCTCGTAGTTCCTGAGCTTGTTTGGTAAGGGATCTGGTTAGGACCACCGCTAGCAAGGTTTGTCGAGGTTGTCGCAGAGGTTGCAGACGTTGCACTTGTCGCCGTTGCCGCGTTGATATTCCAGTTACCTGTCGCGCCTGTACCTGTGATCGGTACATAGTCCGTACCAGCAGTTGCATTTGCAAAGCCACCAGAACCGTTAGCCTTTAAGATCGAGGTTCCTGTTGTCGCAGGAGCGTAGTCAATCCCAGACGATGCAGTAGAAAAGCCACCTGCGTTGTCGCCTTTTAGGATGCCTGTGCCTGACGTTGGTGGAGCGAAGTCAGTACCAGACACTGCCGCAGAGATAACGCCGCTAGCAGCCTTCAGAACGCCCGTAGTGCCTGCCGCCTTTACTAACTTGCCCGTACTACCATCAAACAAAACGATTTGATTAGCGGTCGCTCCAGACGGTCCTACAACGTCACCTGTTCCTGCTGGAGTCGCCCAGGTTAGTGCGGTCCCATTCCACGAGAGGTAAGTCCCTGACGAGGATGGAGCGGTTACAAAGCCCGTTGTATTAGATGCGGTCTGTACCGCAAGACGATTGGCAGCGCCGCCTGCAAGATTGGTTGCGGTTGTTGCCGATGTTGCACTTGTCGCACTATTGGCAGAACCAAGAATGTCGATGTTCCAGGTTCCAGTAGCACCAGAACCCGTGTTAGAAGGAACGCCTAGATTGGTGCGAGCGTCACTTGCTGTAGAAGCGCCAGTACCACCGTCTGCAACGGCTAGGTCTGTAATCCCTGTGATCGAGCCACCAGAGATAGAAACCGAATTAGCCGCTTGTGTAGCGATAGATCCAAGACCGAGGTTCGTTCTTGCGGTCGAGGCCGACGATAGGTCAGAGAGATTGTTAGCCCTGTAAGCGTAGGTCGTGTCCTGGCCTGTCGCAGTCACACCTAAGTTAGTGCGAGCATCTAATGCAGAAGAAGCTCCGGTCCCACCGTCTGCCACGGCAAGATCGGTAATTCCTGTAATCGAGCCGCCAGTAATAGATACGCTAGCAGCAGACTGTGTGGCAATCGTGCCTAAGCCTAAATTCGTGCGAGCAGTCGATGCCGAAGAAAGATCAGAGAGGTTGTTGGACCTAAAGGCATACGTTGTGTCCTGGCCTGTCTCGGTAACGCCTAAGTTAGTTCTCGCAGTCGCAGCATCTGTCGCGCCTGTACCACCGCGAGCGACTGTCAGGGTTCCTGTCGTTCCCGCGATAATAGGAAGGCCCGTGGCGTTAGTTAAGGTTACCGCAGAGGGAGTGCCGAGATCAGGTGTCGTTAGTGTTGGAGATGTTGCGCGAACAACATTGCCCGTACCCGTAACGGATGAGAAAGAAAGATTTCCAGACCCGTCTGTGCCTAGTAGGGTGTTGGCAGCGCCATCGGCAGAGGGAAGTACAAAGGTCGTATTGGTGGAGATAGAGGCGGCAGCGCGTAACTCAACGTAGTTAGAACCGTTGTCTGCATCCTCTCCGAGACGAACGCGACCTGCGTTAGCCGTTACACCCTGAACCGTTAAGACATCAGAAGAGGTAAATGAGTCGCCATCTAAGCCTGCCTGTTGATTCTTGAGCTGCGACATAAGCTCACGAATCGCGTTGTTGATGTTACTAGGAGCGCAGCCCTCAGCAATATCGATGCCATCAATATCGGTGTTGTTGCCTGGAGTTGAGGAGAACTCGGAAATCTTTGTCTTTGCCATGATTACTCCGCTAGCAACGATGGGGTTAAATAAGCCCCAGCGCCATACGCCCCTGCGCTTCTTGCGCCTACCGCAGTGCCGCCCATAATTTGACCGACCCTACGCTGTAAATCTGCCATCACGCTATCGTCCTGTAACGCCCTTCTAACAAGAGTTGGGTCTGTTTCAACCAAAATCTTTGCAACACGCTCACGATCAGGCTCGGAAAGATTTTGAGTTTTGCTACTCAGGATTTTACGGGTTACGTTCAATAAAGCGAAGGGATCTCCGCTCATAGCCGAAACCATCTCCTGAGCAGAAACATTAGAACCAACTTTTTGAGCCTGTAACAGGCTAGGAGCAGTTTGAGATCCACCAAGAACCGAAGTGGCTGTTTTTTGAGATTGAGACGCAAGATCAATTTTCTTCATCAAGTCGGAAAGCGAATCTTGAGGGTACACAGACCTTAAGATTTTTGCTTCTTTGCTCTCAGGGTCTGCGAGCGTTGTCATTAAAGACTTGCGCTGCCCAGTTGTGAACTTGTTGCGGAATGAGTCCATAACGCCAGAGCGATATGCTTGTAATTGCTGTGCGTTTAGTCCCTGAACTTCCAAATCAACCTGGTCTGCACTTTTCGTAAGAGCTTTCCTGCCCTCGCCAAAAGCGTCTCTTGCTTGACGCAATGCAGCAGCACCTGCCCTGGCTTTGGCTAATGGCTGAGATGCTGCGTCCAGTGCCGTTTTGATGTTTAACTCAAGGTTTTTAAGGATCTCTCCATAAGACCCCTGCCCTGCTCGATAGGCTTGATCTGCCTCGTCGCGCAAAGCCCTTCTTGCAATCTCGAAATCTTCAAGTGTTGCGCCTTTATCAAACTTCACATTGCCATCAACAACCTCAAAAAAGTTTTTCTTACCTGTTTCTGCTCGGTAATTGCGGTTGATGTTTTCAACTACATTGGGAACTTTTTTGATTGCATCGCCAAAGGCTAGTGTTAACTCAGGAGATATGATCCCGCCTTGTTCAAAGGCTTGTTTGTATGCCTGGCGCTCTGCTGCTCTTGCAGCGTCATCAGTCATCTTCATGGAGCGAAGCACGCTCTTATTAACGCCAGGCGTTAATCCTGCCTGCATCATGCTTTGAGCAGACTTTCTAAACGCTTCAGGTCGGACCGTTAATGCTTCTCTAAGAATATTGGAAGCAGAGCCACCCTGTGAGTACAGCGCACGAACCGCTGTTCTCAGCGTCTCGTTTTCTGCCATGATTTCGCCCTTAGCGATACGATCAACGATCTCATCTGTTGTCATGCCGCTAGTGCTTGCGAGCCTTTGGATTTCCGTTTCGACAGCCTTGCTTCCTCGACCGCCTATGTTGCGCCTAGCCCAATCGACAACCTTGTCGGCAGTAAACCCAAGAGCCTCCATACCCTTCTGAGCAATCGGACCTAGCGCAGCGCCTGTAACCGCTCCGGTAACCGCGCCAGCGCCACGTTCTTGCATACCACCCTCAGCAGATGCAAATCCAGTGATACCACCTTGCGCTCCACTGAGCGCAGCAGCGCGTCCTAGCGTCATTGGAATAGATGCGCCGCCAGTAAGCGGAGCGGTTAATAAACCCATACCCGCCGCACCCATCAATTCAGCACCAGTTGATTCAACGGGCTGTGCTTGCTGGTAAGCCTTGATCTTTGTACGGATCTCGCTAAGAACCTCGTCGTACGGCCTTCCCGTCCATCGAGAAACAATCGCGGCCTCAGCCTCGTCAGATGCTCCCATCGTAAAACCTTGGGCGGCAGTACGAAGTCTTTGCGTAGGAGGCTCCTTTTGAGCCTGCATTAGTGCCGCCTGATACGCTTGCTCGTCCGTAAGTTCTTGCTCGGACTCTACGCGAAACCGACCTTGGCCTGGAATCTCGACGCTGTAGGTTTTCATTAGCGTTCCCTAATAACTCTTACGCCTGGAGGCAGTCCAGCAGAACCAACGGACCTAAGCCCTTCAAACTTGCGCCTTAATTGATCTCCAGACGTTGTGTAAACAGGAGACGTTTGCCTAAAGTTTTCCAAAGCCCTGTCTTGTTCAGCCTTAGCTTTGATAGGGTTTGACGCAATAATTTTTTCGTTTTCTTGAACCCATCTTGAAGAGAAATCAGCGTCAGCAAGTTGCCGCTCCGCTTTAACTCGTAATGCTTCGAGTATTAGTTTATTACCTTCAACTGACTTGGATAATTCCGGCGATGATTTAGCAATAAACGCCAAATCCTTGTCTGTTGGATTTGCGCCAAGCGATTTAACCTGCGGCAAAACAAGCTGCGCCGTAGCCGCCTGAACAGCCTCAATACCAGCGGTTTCTGGAACCTTAAAGTTAGGATCAATTGCCTGACCAATTCGATTAAGAGTTGCCCTAGACTCGGCCCCAAAACCTGTTTTTACTCCAGCATCAAGGAATCCTTGTAGCTGACCAACAACACCAAGCGTTGTTCTTGCGTTGCCAGCAGCCTCTTGAATACCCTGATAGCTAGCAAAAACACCTTTGCCAAATTCACTTTGAGTCGGGACGTTAACCCCAACATTAGTCGCCCCAGCTTTTTTAGACTCTATGACACCTTTCTGCCAAACGTCTTGCCTTTGTTTTGGGGTTAATTTTGCAGGATCGCTAGTGCCATATTCACTAAGGGCATAATTTGCCGCCTCCCCTGTAAACCCTTTGCCGCCAGCATCCATAACTCTTACTAAAGACGGTGTTTTTGCATTTTTGTCATAAGCAAAAATACCCTGGTCTGTTGACATATAGCCCATCTCAGAACTTTGTGGGACGGTATGCAGCACCTGCCCAGTTACTTCGTCCATGATTACATCGCCAGGCTTATAAACCTTTGTTTGCGGTTTAGTAAATGATTGAATCTGTTGGCCTAGCGGAATAGCAACCGTTGGCGACACACCGGCAGCAGTTGCTCTTTGCAAAAACTGTTGAGGATCAAATCGAGCTGGACCCGTAGCAACAGAAGGAGTTCTCATTTCCATCCGCTCAAGATCCGTCAACTCTCTTTGAGGAGCGACCATAGCGCCCTGAATAAGGCCAGGTAATGCTTGTTCAGCTCTTTGTTTCTTCGCCATCTCGCCAAGCTGTAGCGCAGTCATCTTATCCTGCACCGCTTGCTGCACAGCACCGCGATAGGCTTGTTGGCCTGTCATAAGACCCTGCCCGATGATCTGGCCTATGTTCTGCCTTTGTGCGGAAGGCCCAGAAGCCATGAGAAGCCCGATACCAGCACCTAACAAGCCTTGGTTTTGCGCTTCTCTGCGTAACCTCTCAGCCTCATCCGCTCCCATGAGTTGCCCCATGTAGGACGGTCCTGAACCAAACAATCTTTGTAAATACTCGTCCATCATGACCTCATAGCAACGATAAGCGTTTGCGTTGGATAGGTTGAGGTAAATACGATGCAATATCTGGAGCCTGCAAAGCCTGACCTCTCTTTATGCCTGGAGCCTGCCCCATAGGTCTTGGCTGAGACTGTTGCAACATACTTACCCCTTGCAGGCCCATTGATGCGGTTTTAGCCGTTCCTGGCGAAAACAATGCCTTAGCAAGTGGACCGCCTGCACCTGAGTACGTTGCAGAGCCGCCTGTAGACATCAGACCAGGAAGGCCAAACTCTCCCGTCTGTGCAGCTAACATCGCAGCCTGTTGAGATCCAGCAGTCATGCCAGGCAAGGAGCCATAGGCAGAAGATAAGAACGGATTTGCCGCTCCCGTTGCTGTTGCCGCTGTTTGTGCCGCACTAGCAGCAGCCGCCGCCTCAGCAGCAGTTGCAGCAGCCGCCGCCGCAGCAGCGCCCTCTGCCGCCGCAGCAGAACCAATAACCTCAGCGGCAATAATTGGCTCCGCACCGCTCATGCTAACAACGCCTTTCCTGCCAATGCCGCGCCAAGAACGCCAGCTAGCGGATTAGAGTAGGTGGGTTGGATAGTCTGCATACCAGCAGGCGATCCATAAGCACTCGACAGAAACGACTGTAGGTTCGCGTAAGGTTGTTGTTGTTGGTAGTTGAACTTCTGAATGGCATCCGCAAGAGCAGCCTGCTGGTATTGCTCTGCTGTCTGACCAACCTGAGCAAGTTGTGCAATGTCCGTGTAGTCCTGAGCAGCAAGACCTGGCGCAGCACCGATAGCCGCCTGTTGTCTAGCTCTTTCTTGCTCATAAAGATTGGTTGTCAAACCAAGCGCTGCCTGTTGTCTAGCTTTCTCTTGCTCATAAAGGTTTGCGCCGAGACCAAGCGCAGACTGCTGTCTTGCTCGCTCGTCCGCGTAATTTTGATAAGCAAGCTGACCCGCTTGGGAAGTTATCGCATTTGCTAACGCTCCTTGAGCGCGAGCCTCTTGAGACATAAGAGCTTCATTTGTCCCGTAGCGACCAGAAGCAGAAGCTCTAGACCTCATCTGGTTGATTGCGTCTTGATAAGACTGCGTTGCTTGAGAAAACCCTGGTTGCAAGGCTTGCGTGAGGTAAGGATTCGGGTTGAGGTAGCTCCCAGATAACGTGCTTTGCAAAACTGGATTAAATTGGTTTTGTAAAGTTGTAGCCTGTGTTCCGCTAAGTTGCCCAGCAAGAATCGGGTTAAATTGGCCCTGTAAAGCTGTAGCCTGAGCGCCGCCTATCTGGCCTGCAAGTTGTTGTTGGGCTAAAGGTACAAGCGGATTGCCTTGCATAGCCCTTGTCTGCATCGCAGACATTGCTGCCTGAGTCTGTTGCGATGGTCCAACGTACGTCTGCCCTGTGTAGGCTTGTGGGCCTCCAGTTGCGTATAGACGTTGAGCCTCAGATAGACCGTACTGAACGTACGGCTGCATAGACGGATCTAATTCCGTCCTGGTTACTGTGTTTGTTGACCCGCCAGCCATATTAAACCTCTCTTACCCATTTCCTGGGCCTGAAACCCAACGCTTGAGCTTTGCGATCCCAGCCTTTACGCCACGAATCAAAGCTGATAGTCCTTGCGCCACCTTCTCTCGCAATGCGGAGAACATGATCCATGCCTGCATCAAAATCTCCCTTGCCATAAGCGCACCAAATATGCAAATTATCGCCGATAGGCTGCAAAACAACAAAGCCGCAAGGATAAGTATCCTCAACAAAGACCCAAAGAAGTGATCGCCCTGCAAAACAGTCCGCGTAAATGTCTTCGGGTATCCATGCTTCTGGACTCTTTCTGAGAATGACTTCCAATCCCTGCCTAACGAACGGCCAGATCTTGCGAAGATTTTCCGGCTTAACGTATTGAACATTCATCCAACCACCACATAACCGTACGTCTTATCGGAGGTAGCGTTAGGAAAATGCGTAATCGTCGCGGAGCCATTCGTAACCGAAGAGATATACACCCCACCGTTAGAAAACCCCCCAACAAACTGCATCGTGGCAATCACAGAAGGAGTCGCAGGTCTCGTCGGACTCGTTTGAGTGGGGATGTGCTCGATGATGGCAAGCGTTGATGTTGTAGACCACATAAGCTCAATGTAGTCATTGGCCGCCAGGTCCAAGAAGATGTTAAGCGCAGCAATGATGTGGCCTTTGACCGACCCGTGTTTTGAGTCAATCGAAAACTTAGAGTTACTGTCAGCAACGTCAGTGCCGTTTTTTCTTATCCAAACATCTACGTCCTGTATCTGCGAGTCATCGTTAGCAAACTGAATCGAGAACTGGAAGTTGTACTTACCAGCAGCCCTTACATTGATCCTCGACGAGTTTGATAGGTAGACGTTGTTAGATAGGTCGGTGTTAGATAACGTAATGGCATAGGCTGTTGTGGTGCTTGCAGCAGATTGGTCTGTAACGTCAAAAAACGACCCATAAGGGACCGCATCTGCGTAGGCATTGGCAGAGTAAGGAACGAGGATGATCTTGCTTTCTACCCCTATTCTCGCGTCTGTAATCGTGGTTGTGGTGGCGTTTCCAGTATTAAGCGTCACCGTTCCCGTGTTGTTGGTCTTACCGTCCATGATGTTACGGACGATTTCGGCAACCGCTCTCGCATCGCCGCCAAACGGAGGCAGCGTACGGAAGATCATCTCAGCCCCTGCGGTACAACCATGACATCTATTCCAACCGCAGAAGTCCAGACCCCAGAAGGTCTTACCTGCAGCCGATGGTATGTTCCAGAAGAACGTAAGCCTATACGGTTGTCATCGTTTGCCGTGTAACTCGAACCCGTAAACTGAGCAACCTGGCCCAAACGCTTTCTCGACGAGATTTGCACTGAGCACGATCCCGTATCAATCACGGGCCTTACTAGCGTCACTACGCTAGGTGTATCGTTGAGCGACAAATCAGGCGTAATGATGTTTGCCGTTAATGCCGACCCAGAAAAGGCCACAATCTTCGCGCCTAGCGTACCCGTAAGTAGGTTGGATGTGACCGTATACCCAAAGGAATCAAGGCTTGCAGGAAGCGAATCAATGCTTCCGTAAGCGTCTAATTGCTCTAAGGTCAGGCCAGACGAAGAGGTTGTTGTGATAGCGGTCGAAGATGAGATCGTGTCTACATTCACCTCACCATAGGACCACTTATTAAGGTTGAAGTTGTAGATCAGGACGTTGGTTGACTGACTTGTCGTCTTAAAGCACCAGATAACGAGGTTTTTAAGCGGGTCAATCGCCGCACTCATCGTAGATAACTGCGATATATCCACGTTGTTGAAGAACCACCTATCTACCTTCTCGACAGAAATAGACTCAACTGCCTGACCATTGCAGCGATAAAACCCATCATCAGACAAAAAGAACGACATGCCGCCATACTGGATGATCGAGTTGGGCTCCATACAACCCAAGCCCCTAGAGATCGTGTCGAACTGGAACACGAGAGGGCTTCCAACGTAAGACATACGGACAACCGCACGATCCATGTACACAAGACCGTACTCACCACCCGTCAATCCCTTCACATGCCCACCGTCAGGAATGTCCTGGTAGTCAGACTGTGTGAGAGCGGATGGGGTCCAATCGGTTTCGTCGCCCAACGCGCACCATTCGACACGGTTAGGGTAAATCGTTGCCCCGTTGTTAAAGCCTGCGACCACAAAGTCTCTAACCGTAGTGACGTACCGAGACTTAGGCGCAGCAGCACCAAGGTCTGCAAAAAGGGTCGATGAGCCCATGAGGTAGCCCTGGAGCCTGTCACCACCGTTAGCTGCAATCACTCGGTTGCCGAATTGGGTAAACCGCCACTTCTGATCCGATGGGGTTGTATAACCACCAGACTTTGATACGTCAGACAAAGCTAAGTTCGTTCCTAGCTTGAACAACTTCGTATCACCGCCAGCAAAGACCGTAACTGCTTCACTAGGTGCAGCAGCAGCAACAACCGAGTTAAGCGTTTCTGATGCTGCGTTAGACCACTCAGCAGGAGCAGGAAGCGGTCCGTATCCTACTTGTTGCGGAATGACGTTCTTAGCATCCACGAGCGCACCAGCCACGCCTGGCTGATCTGGTAACCACTCACCAAAGTTAACTCTCATCGTTTAGCAAGCGCCATCGCAAGAGGAACGCCCGAATACTGGCTCTCCTCGTCGGATCTCGTAAGCGCAGTGATCGCACGATCATACAAAACACCCCAGGTCTGCAACCGAGGGTCATTCATAAGATAAGGCTCAGCCTCGCCTAAAGCGCCGTACAAAAGCGCATCAGGGCAAGTCGTTAGGAAGAGGTTTGTTGTGTTGGAAGTCGAGAGAAAAGCAGGCGCTGCGTAGTAGAGGATCTTAATCGTGTAATTGCTGTCAGGAATTGGCGCAAGCTGAATGGTCGAACCGAGGATCGTGTAGAAAGCCGGTACACCACTCTCGTTCGTCCTGCCGTTCCTGATGAAGATACTCGGCGTTGCGAACGTGATCGGGAAGTCGGGATCAGAATCAACGTACACATCCCGCGCTTGCAGGAAGTCAGTAGGGAGGTTAATTGTTGCGCCACCACCTGTAGCCGTGACCGATGTTTGGGTAAGCATCTGTCGCAGGCGTAGATCTCTGCGTAGGCGTATTTCCGCGAGTTGGATGAAGTCAGGGATCGCGGTAGTAAGATCATCTCTACTGAGATAATTAGCTATCGTCGTTTGCAGTTCGCTGTAAGTGCTTAGGGCCATATTCGACATCGCTCCATCGATATTCGTACGTCCCGATGTGTCCTATCTCAAGACTCAATTCGTGATCCACGAACGTCTGAATACCGTGATCTAGGGCTTTTACGCAGAAATGCACATCTTCGCCAATTAGACCACCCGCCCCCCATACTACATCAAACCAAGGTTGGGGCATAGCCTCAAACACAGATTTATGGGTTAGCACAACCCCAAAACCTACAGCAGTGACAGCCTCGATACCCTTCTTGCCTCTGCTCTCAATCTTCTCGAAGATCTCTTTGTCTTGATGGAAGTTAATCGCCGTAGGTAAAACGGGCTTTCGTCTCGTGACTGCGTTAACCCCAACGATCTGTTTGCCGTGAGCTAACAAACGCTCCAAGGTGTTCTTGGGGAATCTCATATCTGAGTCAACCCAGAGAATGTATTCCGCACCGTCTGCCAGCGCTTCTTTGGCTAGAGACTCGCGTTGAGAGAAGATCAGCGTGCCTGGTGCTGTGTAGAGCAATAAAGCACCGCCGTGTTTGCCGACCCGATTAGCACCGTCATAAGCAGCCAATCGAGCCATGTCAAAAGATGTGCCGGTCATCATCGTGTCCCTACATGGGACGCATAGAGCTACTTTCATACTTTTCCTGGCCTCGTCCTGAAGTGTCTGTTTTCTGGGTCGTTCATCCACGCCCTGAATCTTTTCTCGTCAATCACCGCAAACCCACGCATGATGCCCTTGGCGTTTAGGTCATCAACCACAACAAAGGGAAGTTGTGCGTAGCGTGTCCATTCTCCCCATCGCTCACGCTCGTCTGTCGCGTTGTACAGGGCTTTGTTCTGCTCGACGATGTCAGTTATCTCTTGCGTTCTCTGGAACACAAACTGATCGTCGGTAGCGTGAAATGTTGTCTTTGTGCTCATAAAAAAAGGGAGGTTGTTACGCCTCCCTTCTTTTTACCACAGTTTATAACTTAAGCAGACTTCAGATCCGCGAGGATACCGTGAGCTGCTTCGTTACGCATTTCCATCGTGAACTCGGCAAGGATCTGGGTCTTTTCAGAGTCACCAGTTTTTGCAAGTTCGTTCGTCTGGAACGGACGCAGGTAACCAATCGCTGCGTACTCAGGGTCAAGGATGAACGCATCACGGCTACGAATGAAACGATCAGGTACAACAGAGATCGAACCAAAGTCGCTGAGATAAACGTCAGCCGCGCCGATGATGGTCGTAGGAGCATCCGAAGGAGCCATGTAACGCTGTGCTGCGATACCAGCAAAGGTAGATACAGTCTGCTTCAGTGCAGGACCAACCACGAGGATCTTGGGGCTGCCGCCAGAGGTGTAAACCTGCTGAACGCCATCCTTAAGGATTGCCTCGGTAAAGGTACGGGTTGTACCGTCCGAACGGGTCGAAACACCGATGGTGGTGGGATTAGCACCGTCCGAGGTGTTGTAGTTCGAGTTGGTCTTGAGCCAAGAAAGCAACGAACCCATCTTACGAGCGGTCGATGCGCCACCAGCAGAACGGCCCTGGTTAGCAGAAATGATCGTCTCTTGGTCACGCTTGAGTTCCTGCGAAGCCTTCGAGAGCTGGTAAGCCTTCTCTGCGCGGCGACCTGCAAGATCAACAGCCATCATCGTGCCGGAAACCTGGATCGTCTTAGCAACGATCTGGGTATAGTTACCGAGACGGGTTGTGGGCGAAAGCGTTGCAGCCGTAGCATCGTCACCTTCAACCTGTGCGTTGTTGGTTGTTGCTGCTGCGAGGGTATCCGTCTGCCACTCGTGGTAAACATTGGTTGCCTTCGTGCGAGCAAGCGACGAAAGGATAGGGGTTTCTGTGGGGCTGATGTTGTAGATAACATCAGTCAAGTCCTCACGCTGACCGACAGCCGTGAAGGTTTGGTATGTACCTGAAGGGACAGACATCTTAATCTCCTAAATCATAAAAATCGTTCAAATACTCTGGCAGCGTCTTGACGAGATCCCGTCTTTTTTAGCCGCGCAAAGTCCTGTTTTGCAGCCTCTGTGGCTATGGTCTTACCTGTTGCGTTCCCAGCCCTTAGCATCTTGGGAGCCTCGGTAACCTTCTTGGTTACACCAGGCTTTGCCTTCTGCAACTTCTGGTACTGGCTTGCCATCCACAACGTCAATACAGCACGAGAGTCCGTTGCGTTAGCCAACTCGGTATCTGAATACCCGATTGACTTTGCAAAGCTACGAAGTTCAGACCGAACCTTCTCACCCTTCTCAGGATGGGCATAGTCAGGAATTGCTTCTGCAACCCTCTTAGCCTCCTCAACAAGATGCTTCTCCAGGTGTGCCTCGCGCTCTGCCTGTTGCTCTCTAGCAATGCGTTGCTGCTCTGCACGAATCTGCTGGACCTGCTTTTCCTGCTGGGTTCGTTCTGCGACCTTCACTGCGTAAGCAATGGGATCGGTTTCCTTCAAGCTCTCAATATCCTCGCCACGCATTTGTTGGCTCAGGAAGTTATCCATCGCCTGCAAACGCTGCGAGTACGCATCTCTCGCCTGCTTTGCTTGCTCGATTGCGGTCTTTTCTGCCTCTACTGCCTTCCGCTGCTCGGCAAGCTGATTAGTCTTTTTGTGGTAATCCGTACCCTTTTGGTAGCCTTCGATCAGTTCTTGGAGGGTCACCTCGCGTTCTTCGCCTGCTGCTTTGACTACGAAACGCTGTTCCTCCTCTTGAACTTCCTCTCCAGACTCCTCGGACTCAGATTCACTGGCAACAAGTTCTTGCTCGTCTGTCTGGTCTTGAACTTGCTCCTGCGGAGGTTCGCCACCATCCATCATCCCTAAGAACGCATTTGCTGCCTGTCCCACCGTCAAGCTAGTCCCTTGCGGGTTGCTGCTATCCATAAACTAACCTCAATTCAAAATATACGAAACCGTTTCTTGACCATCTCGCCTTCGGCGGCAATAGCCTCCAAACGGGCTTTTACCTGATTGACTGCGCGAATAGAACTGTAAGCCTCTTCACGTTGGTCAATCTCATCAGGATTGCTTCGGATAATACGCTCGATGTTGTCTTTTTCCAACTCAGCAAAGACTTCTTGCAAAAACTCATCGCCGAGTAATGCCTTGGCTCGTTCCCATCGTTGCGTCATAACAGGCTCTTCACTTTCTTTTTAGAAATCCTTGACTCGTTCAAGGCTTCTAGGAAATCTTCGCCGTACTTGTTGACAGCCTTCTTTCTGATAACAAACTCTCCGTACTGGAGCGCACCAAAACCATCGTCATCGTTACTTGGGTTAGGTCCAAGCAAGGATTTAACCTTGCCGCCCTTTGACAGTTTTGTTTGTTCCGCAGCCTCGTCTGCCGCTTTTTGTGCTGCTTGTTCAGCTAACTGAGCGTCAGTCTTAGCCCAATCGTAATTAGCGATAAGACCTGAGCGGTTAAACGGTCCAGGCTGAAACTGTTGTACGTTAGACGTAACAGCAGGAGTTCCAAACTCTAGGGTCATAGGGCGCAGGTTTGTGTATCCTGCTGCGCCAGACTGAAACTGGAATGGAACTTCAGGTGTTGGCGTTGTCTTGTAAAAGAAACCCGTAGTAGGGGCAGCAAGGCTTGTCTGTCCACCGCCAGTAGCAAACGGCACAAAGTTAGTCGCAGGAAGATTGTAGGCAGGCGGCAAAAAATCTTCTGGCCTGAAAGTTGGCGTTGTTGGCGTTGTTGGTGTCGTTGGTTTTGGTGTTGTTGTCGGTACTGAACCAAGCCCCAACGTAATCGCGCCCTGTACGTCCGTCTCAGGAACACCCATTGCTCGCAGCATATCTGCTGTGACTTTGTTCTGGTTGTACCAATCAACCTTTTGTTGGCCCGTGAAGGTAGACCAGCCAGAAGGAAGCGTCATACCCGTTGGAAGCTGCCAAGATGGAGCAGGAGCGGTAGTTGTGCCGAGGCCTAGTTGTTTAGCGTAATCAATATCTGCTTGAGGAACCTTGTAGTCCTTAAGCGTCTGCTCGGTAATCTTGTTGGCGTTAAACCAGTTAACCTTATCTTGTGCGGTGTAATAAGGCCATTCAGCAGGAAGTCCTAAACCTAACTGCGCTGCCATCAGCGTTACAGCGTCTTGTGATGTGTTTCTTGGTTGCTCAACAATCGTCGTTGTTGGCTGCTGTACGGTTGCAGTTGGTGTAAATGTAGGCGTAGGGGTCGGAGTTGGAGTCGGGGTTGGTGTTGGAGTTGGAGTTGGAGTCGGTATGCCAAGCAGATCAAAGTTTGCTTGTGTTGCGTTAGTTGGGTCTAACTCAGTAATCCTGGCCTTTATTTGATCTGGCGTAATACCTGCGGAAAGTAATGACTGAATGTATCCCTGCTTAGTCGCAAGGCTCGCACCAGAGTTCCAAGACAAACCAAATACGTTGTAAGTCGGAGCGGCAGGAGGAGGTGTGTATACGGGTTGTGTATACACAACTTGTTCGCTCTCTTGCTCCTGATTAACAGGCTCTGGCTGTACATAGACAGGTTCTGGCTGCGTGTAGACAGGCTCTTGCTGTACAGGTTGCGGAGGGCTGAACCCATTAGACAGCATCCATGTAATGTCTGACTGTGGAACCCCAGCGCCTACAAGTTCCTCGATAGTCGTTCCTGCCGCATTAAAGGCAGCGATCTTCTGCGAAGGTGTATAACTCGCCCAGGCTGAGGTATAGACTGCTGATGGAATTGCCATGATTTACCCTGGTATCTCGATGTTGGAAGTAATACCCGCGCCGACCTTCATTGCCTTCATCTGAGCCTCGGCCTCGAACTCCATCTTCTTAAGCTCTAGCTCGGCTATGGCCTTCTCTCTTGCAAGCTGAATGTCTGCCATTGCTTTCTGACGCTTGATCTCAATGTCTGCTTGAGCCTGCGCCATCATCATCTGAACCGCAGGATCTGGTCCTTGTTGCTGAGGTTGCGCAAGGGCTTGATCGACCTCTTGCGTGACTGGCTTGAAGAACTCAGCAGAATCCGCAAACCCTGCCGCTTCAACCAGTTTTCCGAGCGTTGCACGATATTGCGAGAGCGACACTAAAGGATTGTTTGGCCCCAGCATCTGGAGCATTTGCTCTTGTTTTGAGAGAACCATTGAAAGCATAGCCATCTTTTGCTCGATGTTGCCTGTCCCAAGACCCACATTCACTGAGACATCGTATTGGTTCGACCACTCTCTCGGATCGTACTGGACGTACTGCCCACGCATCCGAAGGATGACTGCCTTGTCCTGGTACTTGCATAAGAGGTGTAAGAGTCCTTTGAATAAGTCTTTTACACCTGTCTCCGCAAAAACACGAGCAATAAGTTCGATCTTGCCTTGTGACGCTTGCGTGAGAGCCGCAATAGCCGCAGCAGTCACGTTCTGCAAGATGTTGGGGTCTAACCCTTGAGAAGCCTCTGTTAGGCCTGTTCTCTTGGCTTGTACCTGGTCTAGGTACTCTAAGAGCGGAAAGGCTTGCTGGCCTACAGGAGGTGTTTGTATGGGAACCAAAGCACCAGGGTTCTTGAGCCTGATAACACCACCAGGTGTAACGCTTAAGAGGTCATCCAGGTTGACCTGACCTTCCACAGCACCCATGCGGGTATTGTTCTGAAGGTACATATTGTCCAGCATCTGCCTCGTTACAGTAGTCTTGATAAGCTGGAGATCAACTGTACGATCAGCAGGGCAATCCCCAAAGAAGCGATGAGGGATCGGAATAGGACAGATAGAGTAAAACGGCACATAGTCGGTTTCTTCATTCGCAAGTATCTCGTTTCCAGAGAAGTAAACCTGCCTTAGCTCCGCGATCCCATCTCCGTCATAGTCTGTCTTTAGGTAGCACTCGAACACCTCAACCGTCTGCATACTCTTATCGAGACTAGGCTCCATGAAGGGCTGCTCGTCTCGGTTGTATCGAGCAATGTACTCGGCAGAGAACTCAAGGTCGTTGTAGACCGGCAGGTTCATGATGATCTCGGCATCGAACCCCATCGCAATCAGGTCAGACCTCGTGATGAGTTTTCTATGCGCGACGAAAGGTGTGTCTCTTACGGTCTTGCCTGCCTTAGAGATCAAGAACTCCTCTGGAGGCACGTTCTCAACCTTAACCTTGCCTGCCTTGGTCTTTCTCATGAGAGCCACGTTATGGACACGCATGATCTGCCCGTCCATCTCTTGCTCTATCGTCTCTTGACCTGCGATCTCCATCGTTCCATCAGACAGAAGCATTGCAAGTTCATCGTCGGTCAGGTTCGCGTACTGCTCCTTCGTAACCGAAATGGAGTCATCCCAGTAAGCCTTGACGATCCCAACTTTCTGAAGGATCGCATCCTTGAACCAATCGTGCATGATCGCAATACCTGGGTTCTGTTTCATCAGCACCCAGTTGCAGTATTCGGTAGCCTGCTCTGCTAATGGCTCATCGCCTGGTCCTACAGGCTCGAACACACCGATCTGATCCGCAGAGGTAAAGAGACGCATGAGAGGCGGCAGCATCCCGTCTACAGCCTCTGCGACCTCACCCGTGACAATCTGAGACCTGCCCTCGACCTCGTTGCCGTAGGGGTCCCTCATATACGCGGTAAGTGCGTTCTTGCGTTGCTCGACGGTCTCTGTCTCTAAGAAACCAATGGCGTTGTCGATCTCGCCTTGTAGGATTGCTTTTAGCCGACCATCATCCATTTAGACCACCCAAGATACGTTAGGTTTCAGAGGCTTGGACCAACTTGTTGTCTCATTCATCCCGACCGCTAAATACCGAAATGCGTCTGCTGCGTGAGATGCCCAATCGTGAAGAGGCTTATCCCAGTAGACTTGACGCTTATCATCGTATTGTCTCCGATAATTGCGTAGCGCGTCCACACCGCGCTTAGTCTTAGGGTCGAACCAACAGTAAGGAATAAGCCTTCTCACGGCCTGTATCCCATCGTCCACGCCCATCCTTGGCACGATTGTGATGTTTAGCCCTGCCTCTTGTAGAAGTTCGAGCCTTGATCTACCTGAGCCTAATTCTCTGACTTGTACGTCATGCGGAAGTAACTGCTCTGCAAGCTCGTAGTTGTTCGTCCTGAGCCAGTTCACATACCAATCTAACCCCTGCCCGTGGTTCTCAACGAAGTCAATAAGCCTTGTTTCTAAACCTACCCTCTGGCAAACCCAGATCGCAGTGGAGTCGCCTATCCCTAAGTCCCAGGCGCAATAAGTCTTGGCTATTCCATCCCTTGGGATCTCTCCGAATCGCTCAGACGGTAACTCATTAAGAATTTGTCCGTAGTAAGCACCTTCGATAGCCGAGTCGAAGGAACACTCAAACTCTTGCAGGTACTTATCGTCTCCCATCTCTGACCTAGCGGCATCGAGTTCAGATTGAGGGATAAGACCTGTTTCTGACGCTCTGAACTCAAGCATGGCCCAATCGTTATGCTCTGCTGCATGGTCTCTCAGGGTCTTGAAGTGATTTGCGCCTTTTGGGGTTCCAAGGAATAAGGCCCATCCCATCCTATCGGACAAGGCTGGACGAACCACCTCCGACCAGATACGCGGGTCTTGATCGCCAAATTCGTCGAATACAACGCCATCGAAATACTGTCCTCGCAGAGAGTCTGGGTTATCAGATCCTGCAAGCTGAATCCTTCTGCCCCAGAAATCAACCCTAAGTTCCGCAATATTCGCAGTGGCGTTGAGGGGTTGGGTAAACTTGAGGAGGTAATCCCAGATAACTCGTTTGGTTTGAGAGTAGGTAGGACCGATGAACGCATATCTCGGAGCCTCCTTGTTGTTTTCTATCGCTGCTCTGATGAGATGGTTGACAGCACTGACTGACTTTCCCATGCGTCTGTGCGCGACAACAACAGCAAAACGCTTGTCTGATAGCGCATTGTGGATCTTTAGCTGCTGCTCCCTTGGCGCATACGGTATGACTATTCGGGTTGCGCCCATGACACTTGCATTTGGACAGGTTGACCGTCAGTTCCCGTTACCTCTGTTCGCGCTAATTTAGGTATGTGGTACTCGATTGCTCTCAGATAGATGTCGCAAGCCTTCTCTGGGCTCTTCTGAGCCACTTCATCCAACCACATTGCGAACCTCGGAGCGTTCATCTCAGCCATTTTTGCAATAGCTTCTCTCACCGCAGCAGTGCTTTTGTTAGGTACTCCCTTCTGCCTTCCTATGCCGGCAGCAGGAGGTACTCTCTTTTCACCATCATTCAGCACTTTGTTGTCCATTCGTTGTTTGTTTACAACAGATTACTTTGCCTTATTTCTACTAGAAATAGCCTTAGCCTTTGCTTTCGCATCAGCCTTGGAACTTGCACCCCACGCCTTTAGGCTCAAAAGAAGTCTGGTAGGGCTCCCATCGGGTTTTCTCTCTGGGCCTGGCATGTTACCCATTCGCGCAAGAAAAGACGCTCTACGCGGGTTATCGCCTGACTTAACAGGAGCCTTCAGATCAGACCCAGGATTCTCACGCTCGTAAGACTTCCGGCCCTTCTCGTTGAGGCCACCTTTGGCGTTCTTGCCTTCCTTACGAGTCCAAGCGGCAGTCATTTCTTAGCCGTTTTAGCTGATTCTTTGAAAGCCTTAGCCGTTGGCGCACCAGGACTGCCAGGCTTACGCATTTTCTCTGGAGTCTTTCCCGCAGCCTTTTGCTTGGCTATGCGCTCACGCTTGGCGTGAATATTTGCGTATAAGCCTTTCATTTCTTCTTGACCTTAGCTTCAGAAAGCGCAATCGCGAGGGCTTGCTTAGGGTTAGTCACGGTCGGACCTTTCTTGCTTCCAGAGTGCAACTTACCTTTGTTGTACTCAGTCATCACCTTGGAGATCTTCTTCTCCGCTTTCGTTTTCTTCACTTTTCCACTCCATACAAGATTTCTCAGGCGCACACATAAAGTTCCACTCGTGGCAGTACCCGACACCTTCAGGTAGACAATCCTTCATCTCCATGTCGAAATATCCACAATTACCGCAGCGCCTCTCTTGGGCCTGGCTTGCAGAGATACGCCACTTTGCACCTAGATCGCGCCAGAACTGAGTATCGCCCTCTCTCTCAGGGCCGTACATACCCTCTTCCCTGGCGATCTGCTTGTTTTCCTCGTTCAGCTTCTCGTCTTGTGTCGGCAGCGGACACTCGTTTTCATCATCTTTTTGCTTGATGACGATCATGACCTTCGGAGCTAGTAGACCCTTCATTTCTTGACCTTTTTGGGTTGTAGAGGGATACCTACTTTTCGGTCGTACCTAATAGGAACCGGAGGAACCTTCATTCGGTAGGGAGATGGTAGTGCCTTGCTATCCCTGGTTCGTTTTTCCACATCCATCGTGAAGCCTCCATGAGGTTTTTACGGTCATCCTTGCCGACTGTCTGAGAGCCAGCGTGATGAACGTAAGCCCTTGATACAAAATGCCTAAAGTCTAATACCGTAAGTGTATGACAAAAGACGTTGTCTGAGAACCAATTTATAGGCGGAAACCTGACCTGACTAAAAGCCTCCTTTGAGACGTAGGCAAAGATAGGCGCAATAACCGAGGCTTCCCTGATCGTCTCTTCCTCTGCCCATTTCATCCCGTTTCTTGGGCCAGACTCATACCGGATGTTCTGGGTATCCAGAATAAAGTCAGACCTGCAACCAATAACACCCAATTTATGCCCTGCGTCCTTAAGATGCTGGACATCCTCACAAAGCAATCTATACGAGTCAGGAGTCAGGCATATATCGTCGTTGGCTATGATGACTTCATCGTAATGCTGGAAGGCATCGTCCATGATCCTGTTGTATGCGTCACCGAAGTTACTCGACGAGTTGAGTACCCATTTGTAAATTCGTGGGTCCATTGTCTCGGACCTGCTCGACAGATAAACAGGCGCTTCTTTGGCGTATAGACTGATGCTCGACAGCGTGATTTCAAGGCTTGGCGATCCTGTTGTGCAGATGAGAATCGGTAACTTTTTCATACTCCTCCATTCTGTGATGGGCAACCACCTGAAAGTATTCGTTGTTCATGAGTGACTTGTTGCAAACATTGACTTCTAAACCATGTTCTGACGCGACAATCGGGAATGAGAGCTGGTCTTGTAAGCTCCACTTCATCATCTCCTCCCACCATGCTTGGTTGGCTCTAGGATTGATGTAAGACCGCTTCCAACAGATAACCCCACCTGCGATAAGACCGCCGTTCTCAGGCCATCCTAAGTCCCTGTAGTGCTCAACCTGAGCCAAGATGGGTTGATCCCTGTACTTAAGCATGTCATGGCACTCTTGGGCTTCTTCGTAGATGCACGTTCTCCAAGGGTGTTGAAACGCTGCCATCGTATCTCCGGCCTGCTCGACCATGTACTCCACAAACTTAGCGCTCGTAATCCGTATGGACCCGTCCACCCAGATCACATAGTCCTCGTCAAACTCCAACTTGTCAGGAAAGACTTTGTACCACTTAGCTTCCATCCTGGGATCAGAGAACCGTCTCGTGGTTACGATCTGCTTCCAGCCCTGATGAGGTTTAGCCTCATCGACAATCGCGTAGAAGTTCGTAGCAACAGACTGCCTGACCGCGTAGTGCAGCGGGTCATAACTCCCGAAGATGGATGTGTAGACAGCAATCACAAAAAAAAGCCTGGCATCGCGCCAGGCAAACACAGGAGGAGTTCCATCGTTAGTTTACTCCCCCGTTAGAAAGTTGAGAAGCTCCTCGGCTTGTAGTCGAAGATCGATGCTTGCTTTGTGTAGTTCTACGCTCATGTTGACTAAAGCCAAGACTCGTGATTCTAGCTCACTGGAATCCATCGCGTCTTGAATAACGTCTTGAGCAAGTGCTTTGGCTGCTGCTTCATTTAGATTCATTACTGATCCTTTGTATCTCACGGTTGATATACCAAATTGCCTTCTTCAGATCCTCGACCTGGTTGCCCTTAAGGTCAGCCCTCCAGATGTATTTCACTGCGTTACCGAGGTTAAATCCCATATGCTCCGTGATCTGGATGCACTCAACACCCGAAGGATGCTCAGTGTAGTGTCTGGGATGGTTGACGTTGTCGCTCACAGTAACTCCTTTATGTGCTCAGGAACCTTTGGTAGCGGAGCCCATGCAACCGCCCAATCCGACCAATGCCCGATCACACAGACACCTCCAGGGTTCAGCAAAAGCATCTTGGTTCCCAGCGGAGGTGTTTTGTCACTTGGTGTCATCCAGTGGGTATGCCCTGAAACATAGTCCTTCATACCTTCCTCCGGTAATACCAGGCCCAAGCACCATGCCTCCCTTCTGTCCACCGATACCTAGACTCTCTCTCTATCAATCCCTTTGACATCAAGACCTTTAGATGCTTCCTTGCGCCCTCTGTCGTACATCCAAAGTGCTCTGATAGCTCGATGAGCGAGTAAGGCTGAGTAAGATGGTTGAGATACATCTTCTCGGTTTTTGTCAGCGGCTTGTGCTTGCGGAGAATCTGACGAACCAACGCTTTAACTTGATCGGTGTGATGAACAAGACCTAGGTTATGCGCCATTCTTTGTATTTCAGCGCCGGTCATTATTCTTTTTCTTTAATTTGGCTTCGACTGCTTCAATCAAAGAAACACCCCACTCCCTAGTCCTTAATAATTCCTCATAATCATCATCCGTCAGTCCAACCCATTCCTTCTTTTGTGGTTTGCTTGAAATACAGGTAACCGTATAAGGCCTGCCACACTGGCAACTCCATGCCACAGGCCCGTCTGCTGGTGTCTTTGCGTTTTTGTTTTCGCTCATGCTAAGAACTCCTTGATGGCCTCGTACACATCCGTGCGTCCTCTTTCGCCATCTTGATAATGTCGTCTCTATCCACCGTTCTTCTCCTTCAGCTTAGATTCAATCTCACGAGCAAGTCCATATCGTGCAAATCGGTTTACAAGTTCGTCCATCTCCTCATCCGTCAGCCCAACCCATTTACGCGGCGCAGCGTAAAGTTTTGCGTTAACCTCAATCCCGCTTGCATCATCCCAGGCGACACAAGGTCTACCATTTGGTTCAATCCGGTAAACGTGAGCCACAGGCTTTGGTTCCCAGTTCTCACACTCACACACATACCTGTCAGCGTTGTGTGATGCGTCACGCATGAAGCCATGCGGTGCATCTGGATGTGGGTTGCATTGCAACCTGTCAGTCATCTGTCTTTTCTTCATGATGCCCTCAGATTGAAAGGGTTGTTGAAGTTGATCTCGAACACCTCCTCGACCGACCCGTTTTGCAGAATCTTCTTCTTCACCTTTGAGTCTGCCGCAAGATAAGAATAAGAGAGCCCTGCTTTCTTGGCCGGAGAAGATTGCTTCCAGACCATGCCCCTAATGACCTTGCCATCAAGAATAAGAGGTTCTAACGAGTTCTGGATAGACCGTGGGCTAACTTTTAACTTCTCTGCGAGCTCAACAGTCGTCACTGGTGTCGATCTTGACTGTAGATACTTCAGACAAAACTCACCCCTGCTAACCTTTTGTCTCATGCCATATCTCCTGTCATGTCTATTTCTGTTTCTTGTAAGGTCTTGGTTGCCAACTTCAAGTCTTGCAAGAGAATCCGCAACTCTCGGCTGTGGACAATCACATAGTCGTTTTCTTCTGCCAGCTTGTGTAGCAGTTTGTATGCTCTTTCTTTCTCGTTCATAGACGCCTCCTCCAATACGCTTCAGGGTTTTGCCAATAATGTTCAGGTGGATTGATGGAAGGCCCAAAACCCTGACTGAGCATATACGTTCGTTTATTTCGGTTTTGCTTGGCAATCGGACGTACTCTTCTTTTCCCGTACCCAAACCTCATTATTGGCTTTCGATACTTCTGGGTAAGCAAAAAAGTATTTTCTTTAAGCGAGTAAAACTTCAAGAAATCCACTGTGTAGCCTATGTACCGCAGCTTCATCGCTAATCTACTCATGCGAGTAGGAAGGCATTGCTCGTAATTGACCTTCATGCTGCCCTCAGCTTCTCTGAGATCCTTGCCTTCCAAGAGTTCCAATCCTCTCCTGGCCTAGCTGGACAATTTACCTTTGCCGCCATCTCGGCAGTACCCTTCTCTGTAGCCCACCACACCACAACCTTCTCTTGTGTAGGTGCGATCTCTAACTCATCTTCCCATCTTCCTTGGTTCAGCCAGGTAGCAGGATGCGGAATAAACTCCTGACCTGTTCCCTTGACTTGGTAATACTTGTTGTGCGTCACCAGAGCCTCTACAGCGGACTTTTGCTCAGCAGGCGATAGTTTGTTCCATGCCTTCTGTGCAGCGCGTTTAGCGACCTTTCTTGGGTACTTACTCCAGAACTCTTCAAACATAAAACCTCCTGTGTTGGAGTTTTTACTGTAGACCTTTTTTTGTTTGTTGAATGTCGTTCTGTTGACAATCTTTTACTTTCTTTATTTCTGGACATAACTTCCCCAAGGGTGGTAGCACTCACCTCGCCCCGCAAGGGTCACTTCTGGATGTTCCTTGCCTAGCGTAGCCGAAGCCAGCGATTCTCTCCGACTATCTCTGTGTCTACCACCCATTCAGAAATAGTCTACGTCCAGTACCTCACTGACAGTCTGGATCGGAAGTGCTCTAGGGTGTCCAGGTTCCGGTGTTCTCTCCCGCGCAGCCCATGCAGGCTCTTGATAACGCTCGGGGTACGGTCTGGTAAAAACAAAAAAGCCGTTAAGGATGCCCCCTGGTGGAAGTCCTTGTTGGGAGAAACAAGGCAGGGAACATGCTTAACGGCTCAATCTGCTTCCACACAGACAAGCTAACTATATCACATCTCTACGACCTTACAAGTCCACCCTTCTTTTAGCTTTGCCCATCCATGAACCTCTATCTTCCAACCTGCTCTCAGGATAGCCGGAAGATGCTCACACTCGCTTATCTTCTTCACCCTAGCGTTGATATTGGCCCTGCTCGTTGTCTGCACCAGCAGCGTCTCTTCGTCTCTGAGGCAAAGTATGTCTCCGATACTGAAAAGGTCTTGTCGAATACGAGCCCAAGGGTTCCAGTGCTCGACTATTTGGCATAAATAACCTCGCTCCCTAAGTAAGGCTAGAGACCTCTGAGTAGGACTAACCGACGAACGGCGTGTTTTCTTGGTGTCAGTGGCAGAGATTGTCATCGTGACGACAGTCTTAAAGGTTTATCGAGCCTAAGATTACTCCATCGCAACAAGGAGAAAACATGAAAATCGTACTTACACAAGAGCAGCTAGAAAAAATACTAAAAGAATACTTTTATGACAACTACAACGTAAAGACTGGAGAAATTACGTTTGACTTAACGAACTATTTAGAAGAATTCTGCGTCATCCATACAAAGGAAGCACCATGAGCGTTGACTACGATGCTTGGCTTGACAGAAAACTTTACGAATACGACCGCGAGAGGGAACAAAATGACTACCAACAACAGTTGGAACAACAGGAATTTGAACTTGACGAAGTACAAGCCGACGAGGAGTGACTGGGCACTATGCGCGCTATTGGGGATTTGCTACGGAACACTGCTCTTCCTGTTCATAAAGTAAAGGAGCTAAACATGAAATTCGCTGAGTTAAACAAAATCAACGTCAACAGCAAGATCGAGAAGAAAAACAACCTCTCGTATCTATCCTGGGCTTGGGCTGTAGAGCAACTTTTGCTCAACGATCCGAGTGCTACGTGGGAGTACAAGCCTCACCAAATGTGGGGCGAAACAGTCATGGTGTTCTGCGAGGTCAAAGCATTTGGAGTTTCTCGCACTGCCCAACTTCCGGTTATGGACCACAGAAACAAGGCGATCTCTAATCCTGATGCTTTTGCAGTCAATACGGCTATGCAAAGGTGTTTAGCAAAGGCAATAGCTTTACACGGCATCGGTTTGTATATCTATGCTGGAGAAGATCTTCCTTCAGAGGAAAAGGTCGATGAGCTTGAGGCCTACAAGTCAAAACTCGAAGCAGCAGAGTCTTTAGACGCGCTTAAGGCTGAGTTCTCTCCGGGCTACAAAGCCATGAAAGACAAGCCAGAAATAAAAGAACTCGTCGCTGTTTACGAAGCCAAGAAGAAAGCACTTACGGAAGTCAAATGAACCTAGACCGCTTTGAAGAAGGCTTGATCGACGACATCCAGACTGACCGCTGCAAGAAACTCTTGTGGTCGGTCATCAACCTGGCAGTAGAAGATGCTTGCAGGGCTCCGTACAACAAAAAGCCAAGCACCGAGTCGATAACCGCCATGAGGTTTTTAATCGGGAACGGCAAGGAAGCTGACGTTGATTCTTGGCTTATGTGGTTAGACGTAAACGGTCCGGTGTTTAGAAGGAGACTCTTGGAAGCTATGTTCTCGGATTACCACGATAAGTTCCCAGACATGGCAAGAAGGGCCTTTAGAGCAAATTACAACTGGTGGAGGCTCAATGCGACTGATTTTAACGACTGAGAATGACCGTAGGAAGGCTATAGAGGCTCTACAAGCCGCTGAATTGGGTTACATGGTAACTATTACCAAACCTCCTCGCACAGCGGCTCAAAATCGGTTTTATTGGGCCATCCTTACTGCGTGTTCTGAACAGCTTATGAACCAGGAATACACACAGGACATCTGGCACGAGTGGGCTAAGACAAGATTTCTTCCTACAAGGATCGTAGACCTACCTAGCGGCCAGGTGAAAGAGATAGAACCGAGCACCGCTTCTCTCACGATCTCTGAGTTCTCTGATCTTGTAGAGCAGCTCCTACAGTACGCGTTGGAAAAAGGCTTGATTTGGACTGATGAGATGAAAGACGCTGAACTAGATTTAAGGAAGATCAATGTACATAAACAAAAAGCTGCTTGAGGCTTGCAGGCACATCCCTTGCGGATCGTGTTTCGCCGAAGATGGAACGGTTGTCGCCGCACACAGGAACCAAGGAAAAGGCATGGGCATCAAGGTATCTGATGCTTTAGTAGCATCCCTGTGCTTTCGTTGTCACACATACTTAGATCAAGGAAAGGATATGTCTCGTGAAGAACGTCGAGACTTCTGGAACCAAGCGTATATCAACACGATGCAGGCAATGATCGAACGAGGATTTCTAAAGGTGCAAAATGGAACAAAGAACTGAGGATTGGTACAAAGCAAGACTAGGCCACGTAACGGCTTCTAGGGCTTCAGACGCGATTGCAAAGCAAGGTACGGCTACACGTAGGAACTATGCAATCCAGCTCGTCACAGAGCGTTTAACGGGCTTACAGACCGATTCTTTTACGAACGCGGCTATGCAGTGGGGTACAGAGCAAGAACCTATCGCTAGGGTCGCTTATGAGCAGGCTACAGGCTCGATTGTGGAGCAGACAGGCTTTCACAAGCACAAGAGCATAGAATGGCTTGGAGCCTCTCCTGATGGGTTTGTAGGCTCAGGTCTGATCGAGATCAAGTGTCCTAACAGCAACACTCACGTTGATTATTTACTCGCAAAGGAGGTTCCCACTAAGTACAAAAGCCAAATGCTCACTCAAATGCTAGTGACAGGTAAAACATGGTGCGACTTTGTTAGCTTCGACCCAAGGCTTCCCGATCACTTGCAGTTATTCATTGTTAGATACGAGCCAAAGCCAGAGGAGTTCAAGATCATTGAGCTTCAACTCACGAACTTTCTAGCCGAGGTGAACGAAATGGAGAAATCGCTATGCCAAAAGAACTAACCGGAAGTATTAGCAAGAACAAGAAAAAAGAAAAAGACGCTCACCCTGATTACAGAGGGTCAGCGACTATAGGAGGGATTGACTACTGGGTCTCAGGTTGGGTTAACGATGGCTCTGATGGTAAGTATCTGGGTCTGAAGTTCCAGCAGAAGGATGGAGAGTCAAAACCCGCAAAACAAGACGATGACGATTCCGTACCGTTCTGAGGAGAAAGATATGCACCTAAGCAAACACCAAAGCCTGTTGAGGCAGGCATACATTGTTAGACCTAAGCTCATAACCGACGATTCTCCCGCTCTTGATAAAGCGATCAGGACCATCGAGAGCGAGAATCCCAGTGCGTTTTGGAAAGAGAAAGACTTTGAAAAGCGGAGGTTCTACCATGCGCCACGCCCAGGCACTCCTTATGCGTCTGCTGTCCATGCGTGGCCGAAAGATCTCTTATGAACTGGAGAGAGCTAATCAAAAATCAAACCAGGAACGAGAAGTTCAGGCCCGTCGAAGAAATATGGAGGGAATACGGGTGGAAGCCACCAAGTACCGAGTGCGAGGAAACGATGGCTAAACACAAAGCGTTTAGGGAATGGTCGATCCGTGGCATCGTGGATCAACCTTATCAAGCAAGTTAAATCTTCGGACGTTGAGGAGATCGCGGCAGCGTATGAGAAAGCGCTGCCGTTTGTCGTTCAGGATTGGGCGAAGATGATCCTAAAACTTCCTAGGACTAAAAGACTCCCAATTATCGAGAAGATAGATAAGGTTCACGGAGACAAGATAGGGCAAATGGTTAGGGACGAAGTTACCGCGCAACACCGCGACTTTTCTCGAAAGACCTCATCCCAGCAATCCCCAACATCCCGCTGAGAATCACCCACAGAGCCTCCGTATCGAGCATGGGAGGAGGCGATACCTCACGAGGAACATAACCCTCTGCCTGCAACCAGGTCCACGCCCAGACGAGAAGAGGGTAGAGCAGGAACTGGTAAAACATCGCACCAGCACCAACCCAACCTATTGCAGGTCTCCAGCCGGCAACGAATAGATTCTGATTAGCAGCCTCGACCTTGTTGACTTCCATTTGGCCGAGATCAATAGCCTGGTCGATGCGTTTGGCTTCTAACTCAAGCTGCATCCGCTCTTTATCGGTTGTTATCAGGTCCGATGCGACCTTACCAACAGACTCGATCACCGACCCTATGCCTAAGAAGTTCATAATTTCAACGTCCGATTTAGCCAACCAAGTAAAAACTTCATCTGGCTTCTGTCCCTGGTCACTATGTCTCTGTACCTAGCGATCTTTGCAAGCGCGTAGTAGGCCACAAATAGCTCAGGACTGGCTTGATTAAGTGCTTGTACAGTCTTGGGTCCAATAGAACCGTCTGGAGCGGTTTTAACGCATATCTGGGCGAGTTTGGAAGCGACAGAAACGCCTGTGTTGACTGCAAAGTTAAAGATAGAAGAAGCGATTACGTCTGACTCGATTTCGTCGCCTCTGATCTTGTCCCAGAAGTTTACTTTGTAGAAGTCTCGGACCATTTGAGTTGGAGGTGTCTCTGTGTAGTCAATGTACTGCCAACCCTCCCAGTTAGGATTCATCTTGCGAGCAATACCTGCGTAGGTCATGCCACCTCGATCACCAGGAACCTCATGGAGAACGTAACCACCCTCGTCCTCCATCATCTTATCGAACGCCGACTCAAAGCTAGCCAATTGCTTCACCCCTGAAATAAGCTGTTCCTTCTATGACCTCGCATAATTCCGGTGGAAGAAGCCTGCCGTTTTGGAACTTTAAGATTGCAAAGCCCTGACACCAAGGAACGGGATTGTCCTCCATGTAACTAAACTGATCGCCATCAGGATCTGCAAGCATACCCGTAGACACACCATATCGACGACCAGTGTAGTCGCCCCAACCTTTGACTTCTAAAAGGTGGGTATGCCCTGAGACGGTAGAGATGCCAGCTTTCAGGACATTGTTGTATCCAGAGTGGATGCCTCCGTGTTGGAGTCGATGCTTAACCATGCAGACCTCGTTAACCATCACCGACCAAGAGACCGTCCATTCTGGGATATGGTCCTTAAGACATGTTCCACCGATACCCTTGAACTCAGGAACCTGCCCTGCCAAACGCCTATCGAAGCGTATATCGTGGTTTCCTGTTGTCCTATGTAGGAATGTTCCTAAACCCTTACAAGCCTTGACGATCTTATCCATGTGCCACTGGACCGCTTCGAGTTCATCCCTGAGACTCGCAACAGGACTCCAATCCATAGGACCAAATCGGCTAATCGAACCTCCGTCTAGGATGTCGCCGTTAGCAATAATCGCCTTAGGCTTGAGCATCTTGATGACTTTAAGAAGCGCGTTAAACCCTACGGATGGTTCGCCAGGCATGAAGTGTGCGTCACTAAAAACCAAGACGTAACCATCAACGGTTAAGATAGATCGTTTAGCGTTTTGAGGAATCGCAAGAGAGTGTTCTGAGTCTAGGAATAAACCGTAACGCGACTCAATAGACCTGCGCCTTAGATAGACGCTGCGTTGTGAGGTGTTAAGAGCCCTAGCAACCCCAGCAGGGCTTTTTAGCTCTCGGAATAGCGCAATGAACTCATCGTCGCTGCATTTTGCGTTGTGAACCATGAAGCCCCCAGTGCTCGACGCTTTGGATCATCTTTCGCGGGATCACTAGCGATTGAGCAATTGCGTCATCCGTAACGGACTGACAAATCTTCAGGCCACGCTCATTATCTGCAACTAAAAAGCCAATTGAAGTAACAAGCGGAATCTGAAACTCAGCGGCTTTTTCGAGGCTCTCACCCCATCCCAAAGTGTCATGCGCTGCATCTTCCCAAACTACTTTAACTATCTGAGGGAGATTTTTCATTCTTCTTGTCTTTTATCGCGTGATACCACTTCCAGACAAGCCAACCGGATTGAAGCACAATATATAACAACGTGGCAAGTGCAACCCATTCATTGAGTGTTAATCCACCAACAGTAACAGCCGTGGTTATGGCTATGGGAGGCGCTGCTTTTACAGCTTCCGTGATGACATCAGACTTTTGTTCCGGCGACATGACAACCTCATACGGCTACTTTACGAATGGCTCTTGCGATCAATGTTTGATTCTTAGAGTTATTAAACTGACTTCCATCAAGAAACTCAATCCTTGTCGCTGTTGTTAAACCTACACCTGGGTTAGTAGAAGTCCATTGCCTTGCTGATGTACCAAAGGCTTCAGAACCACCCGATTGGAAGGCAGCCACAGAGGTCTGCGCAGGAGAACCTGTTGTGTAGTTAGAACCCCTGGAAGGCACTGCGTAAGGATTGCTTCCTACAGTCGTTACATTTGCTCCTGTTGTGGGTTTCAGGTTGTAATAACAGATCTCTAATTCATACAGAGCAGGTAGATACCAGTCTGAGTAACCGTTGATCGTTAGTGCGGCACACCACTGAGCAGCAGGATAAGTAGCTGAGTCTAATTCGGATGTATTAGTCGCTCCATCGTAGGTAGATAAAGCTATAGAGTCTGATGTTGTAGATGTTTTCCAAATAACACCAGAGTTCTCACCTGATGACTTAGGAGAGACAAGTAGATAGTAGGTATTACCACCAAAGGAGATCTGTCCTGCGTAGTAGCCACCTTCCCAAAACTCACCGATAGCAGACGGTCCAAAGCGATTACGAGCACCTGGGCCAAAGCCTCTGACAGAACCACCTCCTAATGCTTCTAGGACAGGCATTATGCGTACCTGGATTGGCTAGCTAAGACAGTGAACGTTGCTGATCCTGTCTTGATGATGGAATAGGAATACACGTCGATAGAACTAGCATTACCCGCGGTAGGAGCAGTACCACCTAGCCATTTAGGTGTAACCGATGAACCATCAACCTGTACAGCAGAGTTGTAATAAGCAGTGCTTCCATTAGTGACTAAGAAGGCACAGGTTAAGACTTCTCCGGTAGCCATTGCGGTATTCAGTGACGTACCAGAAGAGGCTCTGAAGTTAACCGTAAAGTTCCCAGAGGCGTTAGTTGTGTAGTACAGAACACCTTGGGTTGTCGTGTCAAAGTTAATCGTGCCTGTTGCTGCTGTTGCTGATACCGTGATTGTCTCAACAACACCTTGTAGCTTTGCACCGATTTGTGAAGATGTAGACGCTAGAGAGAGTTGTTTGGCAAAGGTTGCAGCCTGTGCAGAGGAAATCGTAAGGGCAAGCGTACCTCCAGTCTTGACCTCTAGGATGTCTGTGTTGTCAGACGTAATCGAGGTTCCAGCGGTAGCTGCATTAAGGACGTTAGCCATTATTAACCTCTACCCAATTGACTGCTTCTTCATCCCAGCTATACATCTTGCCATCTTGAGGCATCGCAACAGGAGCTTCCCACTGAGCATTAGCGTTTAACAACCAGCTAGCAAAGGGCTTAGGCGGCACAAACGCATCGATGTCTGCTCGGTAGGTATAACCAATCCCTGCATAGTTCTTTCTGATGTTGCCGTTATAACTTGTCTGCTTCCACGTTCCACCGAGAATCTTCTCAAGATGGGCAGCACCGATGTGTTCTTTCTCAACACCGCTAGCGTCAGACATATCTTTATTGTCAACAACAACGACCTGAGTAACAACATTGTTCTCGTCGATTTTGGCGTAATGGCCCATCATTAACCTCTTGCAAAAGAACCGTGAAATTTATCCCGAGCCTCAACAGCAACTAACTCGGCAAGCTCTAAATCATCATGCCAACCAAAGAACTTGCGTTTTCTGTTAACAGACATTTCAACAAGCCATTTTTGGCATTTCTTGTCCCATCTAACATTTTTGACGCCACTGGTGTTGTTCTTATGAATCTTCCTATTTAAGCAGTTTTGCTGTTGCGTTGCTTCCCTAAGATTTTCAATCTTATTGTCTGACCTATCATTGTTGATATGGTCAATAATTTTTGGCGCATATCCGTGGTGATACACAAATATTAATCTGTGTAATGCATACACCACGCCTTCTACTTTCATTCGTATATATCTATGATGATTTGTAATTGGCGTGAATTTTGGCTGGTAGCCTTGCTTTGCATACAGAAACCCATCACGATACTCAAACAACTCTTTTAGGCGTTCTTGAGTAACCATTACGCCTCCAGCCTTAAGCCTGTTAAATCCATCTCTTCCCCGACGACACCGACAGGAAAGGTATTAAAACTGAGTGAGATTCTTGTGTCCTCGCCTTTGACTTCAGGAACCATATGTGTAAGCGACGAAGGAAAGAGAATCAGCCTGCCTGCATAAGCCTCAAACCACCAACTCTCAGAGTTATACGGGTTCCACTGGTCGGGAGGAAACTTGATCTGCTGCCAGCCATCTTTGTAGAAGTAAATCCTGTCATCAGGGTTGGTCTGAACATAGAACACACCTGAGATGTAACTATTAGGATGAGCGTGTTTGTGGTGGTACTGACCTTGCTCGCTATAGTTGCACCAGCTTTGCGTGACTCTCAGACTTACATTGTGCTTAGGGTTGACTGTGGACTTGAAGTATTCGCCGACAGCATCTTCAATGAACGATCTCAGGTTCGTCAGTACAGGGCTACGAAGTACGAAGTTATCAGTGCTTGTGGTGTTGCCTTGATTCGGCCTTGTCTGTAACTCACGGATGAAGAACAACTCCTCATCGGACAAGGGTCTACCGAGTTCAGCAAAGCCTACAGGTGTCGGAAAGAGATTATGCAATTGCATCTTCAATTTCCTTTTGCTTGATGCCCATCTCTTCTAGTTGCTCAGGTAGCCAAATCGTAGGGATGCTGTCCTCAAACTCTCTGATCTTGTCTATCACCCAATAAACTTCCTCAATACTCGGACAAGGTCTAGGATCATCCCAGCGTGTAAAGACGTTGTTAGAGATTTCCCACTTAGCACCCGGACGAAGCAGGTGCATAGCTGTGTCTATTCCCAGAAACTTATAAACTTTTGTAGTCATGTTATTGATTGATTTTGATGATTACGATACCGGAAGAACCATTTCCTCCTGCAAATGCAGTTCCGGGGCCGCTTCTAGCACCACCGCCACCGCCAGAACCAGTATTAGCAGACGGCGCATTTGACCCTGAAGTAGTCCCAGAACCATTGCCTCCAATGCTTGACCCTCCAGTACCCCCGCCCCCTCCTGCGTATGATCCACCTCCACCTCCACCAGCATAAGTCCCGCCGCCTAAAGCAGCACTAACTGTAGTGCCTGCTCCGCCGTTACCACCTGAAGAACTGCTGCCATTAGAACCAATACCACCGCTACCGCCGCCGCCGCCAGCGCCATAATTACCGCCGCTTGTAAAATTGCTTCCTCCGGTATTTCCCTGCGCTGGAGAAGTAGAAGGCGTATCCCCTGCTCCTCCTGATCTGCTTATTCCACTAGCGCCACCAGCACCACCGCCAGAACCGCCAGCAACACCATTTGCTACATTCCCCCCACCTTGATCTCCATAACCTCCACCTCCACCTCCAGCAGAAACGATTCCCGGTGAAGCAAATGCACTAGGACTTGTGCCGCCAACTATAGAAGATAAATTACCGCTACCGCCAGAGGTAACAGGAGATGTAGTGCCGCCGTTACTTCCTCCAGCGCCAACTGTAATTGTGTAATCAGCGTTTGCTGATACAGTCGTTGTGCCTGTTCTATAACCTCCGGCTCCACCGCCGCCGCCTCCGTTAGCACCACCCCCACCACCACTTGCAACCACAAGGTAGTCAACAGAGGTCACACCAGTCGGACATTTCCACGTAGTCGTGCCTTTGAATACAAAGACGGTTTGGCTAGCAACGGTGTACTTTAGGATGACGATACCGGAGCCGCCGTTGCCGCCTGCAATTGGAGTGACAGCAACGCTACCACCACCACCACCGCCAGTATTAGTGCCACCAGCAGTTCCAACGGTTGGAGCAATATTACCTGTCCCACCGCCGCCATAACCCCCAGCTCCTCCAGAGCCTCCTGAAGCTACAGAACCGCCACCACCACCAGAAAAATAACCAGTTGATGGAGTTCCTCCGGGGCCAGCGCCACCATAAGAACTTGCAAAAGATGGGCCTTGAATACCATTACCTCCATTACCTGCGATACTTGCTGATGGTGCAGTTTGTCCTGCGCCGCCAGCACCACCACCACCACCCGTTGCATAAGGGCTAGAGTTTGGCCCACCGTTTCCTCCAGCATATCCTTGAACGGCATTTGAGTCGGGGGGAGAGGATGAAGCAGGAGTATTACCCGCAGCCCCATTAGCCGCGCCACCGCCACCACCACCTGACCCTCCGGCTAACGCATAAGAGGGATTTGCATAAGCACCTCCTCGGCCACCGCCGGTAGAAGTAATAGTGCTAAAAACCGAATCTCCACCGTTTGTCGATGGATTTGCGTTAGCCCCTCCACCACCAACCGTTATTGTGTAATTACCATTGCCATCACCGCCTGTGGTGGATACTGCTAAACCTGTTCCAGTTCTAAAGCCACCCGCACCGCCACCACCACCATTATTAATCCCACCGCCCCCACCACCAGCCACTACCAAATACTCAACCTCTGTCACACCCGCAGGGCAAGTCCACGTAGAGGTAGCTGTAAAGGTTTGGATGACGGTGTAGCCACCACCGCCGCCCCCTGAACCAGCAAAGGCAGCAGCAATCATTGCACTTAATGCACCAGCCATATTAGGTCACTCCTGCACCAGAGACATACCACGTATCCGTAGCAACCTTAAGTAAGGTAGCCATTCCTTTTGTCGCCACTGTCCTGTTACCTGTAGCACCATTGGCAAGCTGAAAGGTAACACCAGCACCAGAGATCGTAAGGTTTCCAGAGTTGTTATTAACGACAAGGATCGTTGTACCCACATCAATCGCCGTAGTTGCGTTTGTGTTTACCGTAAGGGTTGCTGTAGAGCCACCAGTAAAGTAAATATGCTTACCTGCATCGCTTGCAGCCACAGTCGTATTCGTGCTTTGTGGAGCGCCGATATAACCAACCTTGTTAGTACCGTCTACCGTACAGTTGGATAAAGTTCCTGAACTAGGAGTTCCTAGAGCACCGCTAGGAGCTACATAATCCGTTCCTGCCGTAGCCGCAGAGATCGCAGTGCCGTTACCCTTTAAAACTCCCGTAACGCTCGTGGTAAGCGTTATAGCGGGTGTTGTCGTTGCTGTTGCTACAGTACCCGCAAAGCCGTTAGCCGTGACAACAGATGTAGACGTAACCGAGCCTGCGCCCGCGGATGAGAAACTTAAGTTTCCAGATCCGTCTGTAGAAAGCACCTGACCCGCAGTGCCATCTGTGCCGGGAAGGGTGAACGTTTGTGTCGCTGAGGTATTAGCCGATTGAAATGTCGTGGAGCCTGTCCCACTGGCATTTCCTTTTACTATAAGCGCAGACATAGAAGTTCCTTTAATACAAAGTTGCTAGCGCATTGGGTTTGAGTATGTACCAACTTTGATCGGTTGGAACGGTTACAGACACGCCAGAGGCTAACGTAATAGGACCAACCCCAACATTAGCGCCCGTGATCGTTAAGTCACTACCTCCACCACCTCCTCCGGCAATCGTTACTGTCACGGCATTGCCCGCGGCAGTCGCGCTTACGCCAGACCCAACGAAGTTGAAAGAAGAAACCGCGGCTGTAATCTGTGTGCCTTCATCCGAGACCGGAATGTTTGCTGTAGTGCCAGCAGGTCCGGTCGGGCCTGTAGGTCCCGCGACAGAAGAAGCCGAACCAGTTGGACCTGTGGGACCGGAAGTTCCCGTTGGTCCGGTAGGGCCAGCCACAGTAGATGCCGCGCCAGTGGGACCAGTGGGTCCAGCGATTCCCTGAGCGCCCGTGGGTCCAGTAGGTCCTGCAACCGTAGATGCCGCTCCGGTAGGTCCTGTTGGTCCGGTAGATCCCTGTGCGCCTGTTGGGCCAATAACACCTTGATCGCCAGTAGGACCCGTTGGACCTGCAACACCTTGCGGTCCTGTTGGGCCTGCCACGGTAGACGCTGCACCCGTTGGCCCTGTAGGCCCAGTTGGACCCATGCCAGCAGAAATCGCGACTGTTACCGCATCACCCACGTTTGTAGCAGTAACGCCGGTTCCAGTGAAATCGAAAGAAGTAACGTTAGTCGTTAACGTTGTTCCTTCATCTTTTACCGTAATACTTGAACCGCTTCCAGTTGGCCCGGTTGGGCCTGCTACTCCAGTAGGTCCTGTTGGTCCCGCAACGGTAGAAGCGGCTCCTGTTGGTCCCGTAGGCCCAAAATCGCCAGTTGGACCTGTCGGCCCCGCTACCGTTGAAGCCGCGCCAGTTGGACCTGTCGGGCCTGATGTTCCATTAGCACCTGTTGGACCAGTAGGACCCGCTACCGTTGAGGCTGCACCTGTGGGACCGGTTGGACCAAAATCTCCTGTTGGTCCTGTGGGTCCCGCGACTGTGGACGCAGCGCCGGTCGGGCCAGTTGGACCTACGGAACCAGCATTACCTGTGGGACCGGTTGGCCCCGCAGCACCAGTATCACCAGTGGGGCCAGTTGGGCCTGAAACTCCACTTGCTCCCGTTGGACCAGTAGGGCCAAAGTCACCAGTGGGACCAGTAGGTCCTGATACCCCGGCGGGTCCCGTTGGTCCTGTAATAGAAACACCAGTGGGACCAGTAGGCCCTATGTCTCCAGTCGGTCCTGTTGACCCGGCATTGCCTGTCGGACCGGTTGGGCCAGATAACCCTGTTGGTCCTGTCGGTCCGCTGCCACCAGTGGGGCCAGCCGATCCAGTTGGTCCTGTTGAGCCAGTAGGTCCTGTGGGTCCTCCGGGTGTTCCTGCAGCTCCAGTGGGTCCCGTTGCGCCTGTAGGGCCAATTGCTCCGGTGGGGCCTCCGGGTGTCCCCGCTGGTCCGGTCGGGCCAATAATACCTTGATCTATCGTGAGGGCAATCTGGTTTCCAGACGTGACAACTAAGTTAACGTCGCTCAATTTGTCACCCCGTCAGACCTGATGAGGAACAGCAAGAAAATAATCATGTCTTGAGCCGGAGTAGATCCGCTTGCAGGGATAGCGACCTTGATGTTTCCTGAAAATCCCACGGGGTTTGTCGCGTTGATGTCTAGCTCTGGATCTGTGGAAAGAACCGACCACGCAGATTCATCTATCACCAGAGTAAACGATCCGCCAGCAAGATTCTGATTTGAAATCGTCAGACTTACAGGTGTAGGCGCTGGCGTGTAGTCGGCTATGTCGAATGTAAGACCGTAGCGCGAGTCTCTGACGTTGGAGAGCTGCCTGCGTAAAATCTGGCTTGTGATTGTGGAACCCGTAAGGTCTAGCGGTGTTCCGTCTGAGTTAGCTAGCGAGACATTCCAAAAGGTCTTTTGGTTGTAGACAAGCTCGCCCGCAATGATTTGGTTGTTGAATCCGCTAACTTGTGTCAGCGTATTGCGATTAAAGATAGCTATGGCTTTACCCTGCCTTTCCCTTACTCGGTAATTGACGCGGTCTATGCACTCACAGATCCACGGAGGCTATCTTGTCTTTTCTAGAGTTTAACCCCACGGCAGCGGTGGGTCAATCGTTGAGGGTGACTGCTTTTCCTGAAGCCTTGTACTAACAATTTCTTCCGTTCCTTCCTTACTGACTTTCTGCCAGACCCACCCTAAAACCTGATCTTGCGTAAGGCTGTTGTAAGGCGTGAAATCGCCACTAGGAGGGCTTAACAATGTAACCCCTGAGAATGACTCATTCGCCTCGCTTACAGTCCACGAGGCCGCGATAACAACGTCTGAGAGGCCATTTACGATGGGTTTCACTTCTAGTTTGGTGATCTGCCAGTTCATTCTAGCTCCGCAAGTCTAGCCTCTAATGCCTCGACCTTATGAATTAACTCTAGTAAAGCAAGATCTTTTAGCATCTGGAATTTAGTGTTATCAAACGTTAAAACCCGATCATTCGTCCCCGGCACTTTTTGATAATCGCCGTTAGGAAGCATTGGTGATTCAACTAAAGCCTCTGCAATACCTGCGCCGACTTGCTGTGCCGTATAACCCCAGACCGGATTAGATGCCTCATGTTTCCATTTCCAAATAACAGGCTTTCCAATTGCCTTTATAGCCTCTAAAGCATTAGGAACAGGGATGTCGCCTAAAACATCTTTCATCCTTGCGTCGGATGTTAAGGTCGACCACGTTGCGGTTGACCCTCTTTGATTGATATAAACGCCCGCATAGGTTCCGCCTGAGAGCGTGTAGTACACCATATTGCCGGTCGTGAGATTGGTGTTCTCTGAACCTAAAAATGTTTGCAGAGTCCCTGTAGATCCAGTTGCCGCCGCACCGACTACTGAAGTCGACCCGTTCTTAAATCCACCGACATAGGTTTCCGAAACAAGCCCACTCGTGATCTTGCTGCCGGGAAGATTAGGAATGTCTGATGCGCTAAGACTAGCAAACGTTCCATCGCCTCTCAGGAATTGAGTCGTAGATCCGTTGAAGGCAGAGAACGTATAAGAACCGTATCTGATAGTTCCGCTGCGGATGTTTAGCGCATAACCTGAAGAGTCAGCAATAGAGACTTCAGTTCCGCCGCTCGTGTTGTATCCCCTGACGGCAGCCGAATAAGATCCATCCTGATAGCCTAAGAAACCACTGACTACACCTGATCCGTAATCTCTGGTTCCACTTGCACCCGACCGAATGTTTGTCGAGCCCGTTCCTACCCACGCTCCTAATGTGCCTTCAATCGAAGCATCAACTGTTTTTGCGTAATAACCATAGGAACTATTACTAAGCCCCGTGACGTTGGGAATCTCTGCGCTCGCTCCTACTGCCGTTGATCCTGTGATGACAGGGTTAAGCCTTAGTAGTGCGTCTGTACTTGTGCCAGTGCCTCCAAATGTCGCTAGTAATGTATTACTAGAGTTGTAAACCGCGACCTTATTGGAGACTCCCTTGTTGATCTCGACCCGCTGCGCCCCGCTTACACCCGTAACTAATTCACCTCTAAGATATGCAGCATTCGCGTAAAGGTTCCCTGAAGGTTGATCGAGATACCAACCGAGGGTTCCAAAGTTTGTAGTTGTTGGTGGATTTGGCCCGTTGTAGTTATCGGACCTAATGCTTTGGAAGATAGATGCAGCAATCGGACCCGTCCACGCTGTCGAGTTAGCCGGAACACCGTCGACCGTGACTGCATTGGCGTTATATCGTCCCTGTATGTACCAAAGCACTTGCCCGATAGACACCGCAGGAGTTGATGAGGACCAGCCGCTAGGAACCGCAGATCCAGAGGTCGGAGTCGTAAAGGTTGGCGTTGATGCGCTTTGTGACTGAACAAGATAAGCCGTCAGTGCGGCAATCCCTACCAAACCAGAACTGCCTGTCGGCCCCGTTAATGATGCCCCGGTAGGGCCAGTGGCCCCGCCTGCTCCGGTCGGTCCTGTCGGTCCGGTGGGCGTAACTGGAGTCCAATTTAATACCGAGCTTGTTGCAGAAAGAGCGCTTTTTGCAGAATCATTTTCGACAGAGAAAGCGAAGTAATAATTTCCTGCGGACAATGTGATGTTGTCGAACTTAAAACTTGATGAGTTGGCAAACGTAGAGCCAT